ATGGTACTAATTCAATTAATGCTACAATAGCACTTTATACTAATGGTTCAGTTGCCCAAGGTAGTGCACCATCAGGTGGTACAGCTTACCCGTTGATCTATACAGTAGCAGTTCCTGCCGGTTCAGCATTATCTTTATTAGATAAATCTGTGTATCTTGAAGAAAATATGTCTGTTATAGTTACTTCAGGAACTGCAAGTAAAATAAATTATACAGTTTCTTACGAAGAGATTTCATAATGTCAAGATATCAAGGTGGCATGATTGGCAGTGTTGCTAATACTCCTAGCGGAACTGCATATACGGGTAGAGCAAATGGAGTATTTCCGCTGCCTCAACAAATTGTAGCAAAAAGTTCATCCTTATGGGCAATAGGTCAAACAGTACCTAATGCACCGACTATAGGGACTGCTACTGGTACTGGTGCTACGTCAATTTCAGTAGCCTTTATTCCTCCCGTACAGAATGGCGGTTCTACTATCACAAGTTATACTGTTACGAGTTCTGGCGGACAAACTGCTACAGGAGGAAGTTCTCCGATTGTTGTTACAGGGTTAACTACAGGTACGAGTTATACGTTTACAGTTACAGCTACTAATGCATTAGGAACAAGTGTTAGTTCAGGCACATCTAATAGTGTGTTGTTAATATCTGATCCGTATTTCAGTTCAGTTAGTTTACTGTTAAATGGTGATACTCTTACCGATTTGAGTAGTAGTCCTAAGACTATTACTAATAATGGTTCTGTTACTGTTAATACTACTACTAAAAAGTATGGTACTGGTAGTATGGCGTTTAGTGGTAGTAATTATTTGACGGCAAACGCAGGTTCGTTAGTTGCAATGGGTACCGGTGATTATACTGTAGAGTTCTGGTTTTATCAAACATCTGTGCCTGGTAACCAGGCACAGATGTTTGATACTAGAAACGCTTACCTAAACGGTATTATTGTAGCTAACGGCACCAATCGAGCACCTTATTTTTATTCTGGAAATTCATATGTAATATCATCAGTAATCACTAATTTAAATCAGTGGTACCATATTGCTGCTGTTAGATCCGGTACAACTATGACAATGTACTTAAACGGAGTAAATGTTGGTAGCGCCACTTCAACCGATAATATAGTCGGAACTAATTGCTACATTGGTCAGTCTTATGATTTATATCAAGCTACATTTGGTTACATCGACGACCTACGCATAACAAAAGGCGTAGCACGATACACTTCTAACTTTACTCCACCAACAGCATCGTTTCCAACTTTTTAAGGAATAAAAATGTCTAAAAATTTATCATCTACCTTAAGAGGAACAAACTACGGTACTTTGCCTGTATTGAATGGTGGTACAGGAGTAACAACCTCTACTGGTACTACTAATCTTGTTCTGTCTAATCGTAAATAAATATGATAATAAACTAAATTTAAGTAGGAAATAACGAATGGCGAAAAGTCTTTCAAATATAATAAGAACTGCCAGCGGTAGCATTCCATTACAAGTTAGTAATGGCGGAACTGGAACGTCAACGTTAACTGGATTAGTAAAAGCAAATGGAACCAATGCTTTCGTTGCTGCTACTGCTGGAACAGATTACTTAATTCCAGGTGGAAATTTAGCTAATTGTACTAATTTATCGTTAACCTCCGGTGTTACCGGAACTCTTCCTGTTGCTAATGGCGGTACTGGAACATCAACATTAACTGGATTAGTAAAAGCTAATGGAATCAACGCTTTCGTTGCTGCTACTGCTGGGACGGATTATCTTGCTCCGCCTACCGGAACTTCAATCCTAAAAGCTAATTCTAGTGGTGCATTAGTTAATGCAGTTGCTGGGGTTGATTATGTTTTTGCTAATACTGCAACAACTTTTACAAAACCGCAAACCCCTTCTACTTCCGCAGAAACTGCTCCATCAACTAATGCAGTTACATGGGATTTGACTACTAATCAGATTTTCAGAATCAATCTAAATGCTAATATTACTACATTTAATTTAACTGGAACATTAAGCAGTTTAGTTGGTAATCAATATGAAGTTATTATTAGATATAATGGCGGATCTACAGTTTCTTGGAATACTAATATGAAATGGACGGCTGCTACTGCTCCAACTTTAACTGGAACTAGTGGTAAAATTGATGTATTAACTTTTGTCGTAGCAAGCACAGATGGAACCAATTATTATTTGGTTAACACTGGCATTAAATTAAACGTTGGTTAAATTATGTTTACATTAATTGGTGTTCCTAAAGAAAAAGTAAAGTGTCCGCATTGCACTAAAATGGGTGGTATTGGAATTATGAATAGATGGCATTTTGATAATTGTAAGGAGTTAGTAATATGAGTTTAATGTTAAATTCTAATTCTGATGATGGTGAAACTCTTTATTCCGATTCGGTCTTCAGCACATATTTGTACACCGGTAGCGCCTCAACGCCGCAAACTATTAACAACGGCATCGATTTAGCTGGTAAGGGTGGGTTGGTTTGGGTAAAATCTAGAAATAATGCATCTGCAACTGCTGGACATGCTCTTTTTGATACAGTTAGGGGTAGAAGTTATGGACTTGCTACTCAAACAACTGCTGCACAGATTGGTCCTTCAGCAGGAGGGTCTGATTTAGTATCTTTTAACTCAAATGGCTTTACAGTAGGAAGTAACAATAGTTGGGCTATTAATGTAGGTATTGATTATGCATCATGGACATTCCGCAAAGCTGCGAAGTTTTTTGACATAGTAACATGGACTGGGGATGGTAATGTTTATCCAGCGAACAGAACTATTAATCATTCTTTAGGTTCAACTCCAGGAATGATTATAATTAAAGTGACATCAGCGACTGATGATTGGGTTGTTTATCATAATAATTGGTCATATGCGACAAGTAAATGGTTTCGATTAAATACTACAGAAGCGCCTTTAAGTGGAACGACAGTATCAGCTGTAAATTCAACAAGTTTTACTGTAACAGATCAAGTAGCATATACCGGAGATTCATTAAATCAATTAAATCAAACTTATGTTGCTTATGTTTTTGGTCATGATACAACTTCTACTGGCATGATTCAGACTGGAAATTATACAGGTAACGGTAGTGCAACTGGACCTATTGTTTCTTTGGGATGGGAACCGCAATGGTTAATAATTAAAAATGCTACTGGGACTGGATCATGGCAAATTATTGATAACATGCGCGGAATGTCTGTAGGTGGAGCAGATGCCACTTTACAATCCAATGCATCTACTGCAGAAACTTCCGTTGATTATGTAAGTCCAACTGCTACTGGGTTTCAAATAACATCAACTTCTGCGGAAGTTAACACAAATGCAGCAACCTACATCTACATGGCAATCCGCAGACCTAACAAGCCACCAACGAGTGGGACGCAGGTGTTTCAAACTATTACGGCACAAGGCGATTTAGTCCAAACATCAACTGCAACATTTCCATTGGATATGCAGTTCAACACTTTTTATGACCAAAGCAACTCAACATATAACAACCAAATAAATGACAGGTTGCGTGGCATAGGTTTTTCACCAACATTTAATGCTACGCCACATTTGACAACGGCACTTACAGCCGCTGAAACAACATCAAGCAGCTACCTTGCCTTTAATGGTAATGGCATGGATGTTACAAAATCAGATGGGTGGGGTACTTGGAAAGCAATTTTTTACAATTTCAAACGCGCCCCTGGTTTTTTTGATATGGTCTGTTATACAGGGACCAATAGCAACCAAGCTGTTGCTCACAATTTAGGTGTTATACCTGAGTTAATCTTTGCAAAAAGTAGAAGTATCGTTGCTGACTGGTGCGGTGTTCGTAGAAATGGTGGAAATATTGCTTTTGGTATGAGTATTAGTAGTGGTGATGCTTTGCAATACGGTGCTAGTTTTCCATTCGTACCGTCCGACATAAGCTTAACAGCTACATCAATGAATCCACAGTTTTTTGAAAGTAGTGCAGGTACCACTCGAGCAAATGCATTAGGTGGAACCTACGTTGCTTATCTATTCGCCACACTAGCAGGTATATCCAAAGTAGGCTCTTACACGGGTAATGGCAGCTCACAAACTATAGCATGTGGTTTCGCTGCAGGTGCTAGATTTATCTTAATCAAGCGAACCGATGCGGCTGGGGATTGGTATGTATGGGATAGCGCACGAGGTATTGTTGCTGCAAACGACCCACATTTGTCACTCAATACTATTGCAGCTCATGTCACAACTGACGATTCAATTGACCCAGATAACTCAGGCTTTATTGTGAATCAAGTTGCAGCGACTAATATCAATGTAACATCAGCAACTTATATCTTCTTGGCAATAGCATAGGAACAAAATGGAAATTTTAATAAAAGAAACTAATCAAGTAATCTCTGAACAAGAATTTAGAAATCTTTATCCTAATACAAGTTTTCCTGCTATTCTTTTAGAAGATATACTGACAGATTTTGGTGCTGTTGCAATTCTTGAAGGTCCGCAAGCAACCCCAACATCTCCATATGAATATTCATTTCGAGATGGTATACAAGAGATAAATGGTAAATATTTTACTAAATATAGTTTAGGACCTATCTTTGTTGATGATGAACATCAAACAGCAGTTCAACAACAATTAGAATACAAAGCAAGAATTGATGAACAACAAGCTATTTCTATTAGAAATCAACGAAATGAATTATTAAAAGATAGTGATTGGACGCAAATAGTTGATGCAACAGTTAATAAAGAAATTTGGTTAACATATAGACAAGCATTAAGAGATATAACAGCTCAAGAAGGATTTCCATTTAATATAACATGGCCAATCCAACCATAAGGAAATAAAGAATGGCAAAAAACCTTTCGAATTTATTAAAAGTTACTAATACTGCTGCAACGCCAGTTTCATTGGGCGGAACTGGTGTTATGACTTTAACTGGTATCGTTAAAGCAAATGGAACAAACCCTTTCGTTGCTGCTACTGCTGGAACAGATTACTTGGCTCCAGGCGGAAATTTAGCTAATTGTACTAATCTATCGTTAACCTCTGGTGTTACCGGAACTCTTCCTGTTGCTAATGGTGGAACTGGTGTAATAACATTAACTGCTAATAGCGTTATGTTGGGTAATGGAACTTCTTCCGTTCAAACTGTTTCTCCTGGAAATACAGGTAATGTATTATTGTCAAATGGTACTACTTGGACTTCCTCAGCATTATCAGTAACTCCTACTTGGCAAATTAAAAATACAACATATCTTGCAGTAGCTAAAGATTATATCCTTGCTAATACCTCTGGTGGCGCATTTACGATTACACTTCCGGTATCCCCTGTAGTTAATGATTTTGTGGCTATTGCTGATTATGCAGGAACTTTCGGAACAAATAATTTAACAGCTAATTCTAATGGTAATAAAATAATGGGAACAGTTCAAGATTTTATTTTAAATGTATCCAATAGAAATGCAACTTTATTATATGCCGATGCCAATAAAGGTTGGGTAATTACTTTTTAATAGGAAATAATATGACTTTACAAATGGATACACTTCTTGGCGCAGGTGGCAAAACCGCCTATGTGGTAACGCTTCTTTCTGGTACATCTTGGACTGTTCCTACTGGATGTTTATATGTTATTGCTACTTTATATGGTGGTGGTGGAGGTGGCGGTGCTGGCGGTAATGGTAATAACTCTGGCTCTGGCGGTCCTGGTACTAATGGTACTAGTGGAGCAGTCGTTACTACTCGAGTAGTAACGACTCCAGAAAGTTCAGTAACTTATGCTGTAGGCAGTGGCGGTAGTGGTGGTAGTTATGGTAGTAATGGTGCTACTGGAGGTACTACTACATTCACTGGAGCTACTAGTGCATCTGGCGGCGGTGGTGGTAGTTATGGCGGTACAGGTAGTAGTGTACCTGGTGGAACTGGCGGGATTGGTGCTATCGGTAGTGGGAGTAGCGGCGGCTGTGGCGGTGGAGGTAGTAATTATTATAGTCAACCTGGTGGTGCAGGTGGCGCAGGTGGTGCTGGTAAAATTGAACTTGTGTATTGGGTATAAGGAGGGGTTATGAAGACATTTGCAGTAATTGAAAACAACGTGGTTATAAACATTATTGTTGGAGTTGAAGATGAAGTAGTAGCGGCTAATCCTAATATTTACGTCGAATATACAGAATCAAACCCAGCTCGTATCGGTGACGATTACATTAACGGTGAATTTATTCCACAACCGCAGCCAGAAATTGAATTACCGCCACGCAGAATCTCACTCGAAGAAATCCGCAACGCCTTAACACTTGCTGAAAAAATCAAATGGGACAACAACAAAACTGATGAAATTACAACAGTTAAAATAGAATTTACAACACCTTTATTAGTTGCTGATGCTACACCTTGGCTTCAACTGCTTGTTGATAGCGGGTCAATATCGCAAGATTCAATCGATAAAATTTTAATATAACCCGAGATACTAATGACTAAAAGCCTTTCGAATTTATTAAAGACTAGTTCTAATATATTATCTGCCAATGCTGGCGGTACTGGTTTAACATCAGTCGGTAATACTGGAAACGTTTTAACTAGTACTGGCGCGGGTTGGGTTAGTTCCGCATTACCAACATATTCTCTACCAACTGCCAACACAACAACTTTAGGTGGAGTTAAAGTTGATGGAACGACTATAGTTGCTAATAATGGAATTATTAGCGCAAATGTTAGTTCCGGAGCAAGTGCTACTAAAACCATTTCAAACAAAACAGGCGCATACACAGTAGTAGCAGATGATTTAGGTAAGATTATTAACTGTACTGCTAATACATTTACTGTCAGTTTAACAGCCGCTGCGACATTGGGTGCTGGGTTTACTTGTTCTATTTGGAATACATCTACAACAGCAACAAATGCAATTACTATTTCTCCTGCAAGCGGTACTATAGATTTGCGTAGTACTCTAATTTTGCGGTGCGGGGAAGGGTTAGATATAATTTGTGATGGTACAAATTGGCAAACTGGTAGCAAAAAAGCTATGAGATCTTATTCTGAAAATGTAACAAGTTCCACTATATACAGGCCAAGTGCTACAGGAGCATATGGATCCGTTGCAATAGGTTCTGGGTGTACTGCTTCTGGAAGTGGATCATATGCCATTGGTGGATATACTGAGGCACAAGGTGCCGGATCAATTGCACTAGGTGGCTATTATTTAGCGTCTTCTCCAGTATTTGCATATTCAAATTTTTCTGCAGCTATAGGGGTAAATTCAGCGGCAGACGGGTCAGTCACCGCAAGCGCAGGAGCAATGGCATTAGGTGGTTCTTATGCTAGTGGTACAGACAGTTTCGCTGCGGCTATTGGAAATAATACAAGTAGTTTCGGTGCGACAGCAACTAGTACGGTAGCAATTGGTAATCTTAGTAAAGCTACTACACAGAGAGCGTTTGCTTTAGGTAAGTTATGTGTATCTTCTGGCGGTTTTGGTTCAGTAGCATTAGGTGAATCATCTACTGCATCTGGCGCAAGTTCTATAGCTGCTGGATATAGTCCCACAGCATCTGGAGAAAGAAGTTACGCGTTAGGGGCATACTCCACTGCAAGCGGTAGTCATTCAGTTGCGTTAGGTAGTTATGTTGTAGCATCTCAATATGGGAAAATTGCATTTGGGGGTGGCATAGCATTTGTCAATTTTGGTGATGCTCAAGGAGGGAAACTTATTCTTGGTGCAGTAACCTCAACTACAACAGCCGTAGTATTGACATCCGATGGCGTCCCATCAGCAACAGCAGCTAATCAACTTATCGTAGCATCCGGTCAAGCAATGACTTTCTTTGGTACTCTAATAGCTAAACAATCTGCATCTGCTAATATGGCAAGTTATATGTTTAAAGGTTCTATTGTTAACAATGGCGGAACAGTATCAATTTCAAGTATTTCTATAGATACTATTGTTGATACGATAGGATTAGGGGCAGTTCCAACTTTTACTGCCGATAACACAAATAAAGGATTAGCGGTCACAAGTGGATATAAATCAGCTACAAATATTCGCTGGGTTTGTAATATTGATTCAGTTGAAGTAACATATGCATAATAAATATTCGATTTAACAAGGAATAACAATGGCTTTACAATTAGACTTAACGACAAGTAATTATGGCGTGCCATTTTCTGGTGCATATTTTCGCGTAGTAACTGCGTCAGTTTCAAGACAACGCGGAGCGTCTTTTTCGGTAATGGTTGACGTTGTTGGTTATGCAACTAGACCAACTAACGAAGATACAAGAGATATCGATTTCCGTAGATATCATGCACCATTAGATCAAATTGAAGCTCAAACTGGAGCAACATTCCTAGAAAAAGTATATAACTGGGTTGCAACACAAGAAGATATGGCAGGCGCCATAGGAGTTTAAAATGGCTATTAGTTTTAACCATGCAACAGATACTCTTTCTGCAACTAGTGGCAAAGTCAACGTTCAAGGCGCAAGTGGCGGTATGTCAAATATTGCCGTCATAACTTCTACGTCTACTTGGACAATTCCGGCAGGTATAACATTAATAAAAGTTTATGTTTGCGGTGGTGGCGGTGGCGGAAATGGATATGGTTCTGGGGGTAATTATGGGTCTGGAGGCGGCGGCGGTGGAACATCTGTTAAATATTTTTCAGTTACACCAGGACAAACAGCATCAATAACAATAGGTGCTGCCGGTGGTCAAGGAGTGACTGGTGGTACATCTTCATTTGTTTATGGAGGAGTTACTGTATCAGGTAATGGTGGAGTAGGTGCTTTATCTGGTGCGAATGCAGGAGGTAAAGGCGGCACAGGCTCTGGTGGTTCATTTGTAATTCCGGGCAGTGCTGGGCAAACTGGACAACTTGGGTATGCAGGTGGCCCTGGTGGGAGTAGTTTCTTTGGACGCGGTGGCGTTGAAGGTTCTCAGTCAGAGTTATATGGCGCTGGAGGAAATGGCGGTTATAATACTGGGACTTTTGTCGGAACTGCTGGTGTAGTTGTTATTGAATATTAGAGGAAGAACTATGAAAACATACGCAATTATTGAAAATAACAAGGTAATAAATACAATTATTTACGAAGACGATGTTATTGTTACTGAATATCCTGAATGTCCTAGTAACGCAGGTATAGGTTTTTCTTATATAAATGGCAATTTTATTGATGATCGACCTGTAATAGCGGCAGCTCCAATAGTGCAGCTATCAAAAGATGAACTTATAGAGCAAATAAAAATTTTATCTGAACAAGTTCAAGCATTGGCATAATATTTTTCCTAATAAAAAAGGGAGCCGAAGCTCCCTTTTTTATTCTTAGTTATCCAGCTGGATAGATAAAGCAGATGCCGAGAATGTCGGAGCCGCGTCACCATTGTTTACTGTTTTTGGAGTAGTTAAATTTCCATAAAACAATAAATTACCACCAGCAGATGCATCATACATACCAAATGCAGTAATAACGCCCCAGTTTGCTCCAGTAGGAACAGGGAATGTAATAGCATTAATGTTATAAGTTGTTCCGCTTGTACCAACACTAATTGAAGTGTTACTAGAACCTTGTGTAGCAGACCAATTTAATAACGTTGAACCAACTTGTACTCTAGCATAACCGCCGCCAGAAACTTCAACTTGTCCTGTATTTGCATCACTTGTTCCTGTTGTCAATAAACCAATCCAGGTGTTTCCAGGTGGTGTATATGTTTGACCTCTAAAAACATAATCGATTAATTTATTTTCTAAGTAATCCGACATCGCTGCCATATTGTAACTCCTTATTTAAAATTTATAGGTTTATATAATATTTATTATATTACGTTGCTTTATTTACGGAAATGGAATTGCCTGCAGCAATGTCAATTATATTAAGCCTACCGTATGGCCATGGTGATGTAACAGCTGTATAATTTGTATTTGAATTTGCTGTTGTTACCGCTAAAGTTGCAACATTAATCCAATTAACTTGATTAGTTGAAACTTGAATTACTACATTTGAACTTCCGCCAGTTGACGATGCTTGTAAAATTGCACTAGGATAATTGGTAAAGCTAAATGTAAATGTATCTTGTGGTCCAGTTAATCCTGATCCATAATTTGGAGTTTTGGCTGCAACTCCAGTATTATTGTATTGCGGATTAGAAAAATCAATAACAGCTGTATTTCCTGATACAGAAACAACTCTTGATGCGTATCTTGCATCATTGTTTGTAAAATACAATGTTAGATCATTGTTGGCAAGTAAATATGGGTTTGAGTCGAATACAATCGATGTATTACTATAAATGTATACACCTTTTACAACTCTTGTTAATTCAGTAATCATCGTTATTATTCCTAAATATGAGGTAATTTTCATATTATTTATAAATAATAATAAACGGAGATAATTTATGATAGAGATAATGACGACTTTAGAAGATCGTTATAAATTTTTGAAATTAATGTCTTTAGAGGAAAATTACCAGCAATATGTAACAAATACTACTGGCAATTTGAAAGAAGAGAAAAAACTAATAGAAGAATTACCTTCTGATGTTGCGTGGATAATGAAATACTTTTAAATAGAAACGTATGCCAATTTAAAATCATCAGCAATTTCTTCTCTCCCTGCATAACCGCGAGGATTAGCTAGAATTTTTGTTTCGCCAATAATATAATCTTGCGGGTGATGAATGTGACCTGAAAACCAAACTAAAATATCGGGTCTATCGGTAATAAACTGTTCTAGATCTGATGAATATGCTCCATTAAGTAATTCATCATGAACGTAACTTGGATGAATTGATTTAAATGATGGCGCGTGATGCGTTACAACTACTACTTTATCTGTTTTTTCAACTTTATCAATCCATTCAACAGTTGCATTAAATTGTACAATTGCATCTAATGGAGTCCACCTAGCTCTAGCATCTGTTGGATCCCATGAATCAAAAGCTGTTGACAATCTATTTCCATCGTTAGAATCAGAATCAGAATTGTAAATAATTCTAAAATCATTCATTGCATAACTAACGCGCTCGATAGTTTCATTATGACCGCTATTCATATCAGTCCATAATGTTGCGCCCAAAAAGGTTACACCGTCAATTATTACGCTTTCTTTTTCTAGGATATGTAAATTTTTAATATACCCTAAATGTTTCTTTAAATCTTGTAAAGAATCTTTAATGTTATATCGATAGTGTTCGTGGTTACCAAGAACATAAACAATATGTTTAAATTCTTTAGAACAATTTATAAAAAAATCATGTATTCTACCATTTTTTCCGTACAAAAATTCATCTGAATTATCTGGGTATGAACCAAGTTGACTTACTAAACAAATATCTCCAGCCAATACTAACACATCAGCGTTTTCGCTATTTTTTAGTTTAATCGTATCGAACTCGATATGTATATCGCTACAATATGCTATTTTCATAAATCTCCTTGTTAGTCAGCTTTTCTAATTTCTTCCAGCGTAAAAACTCTATCGTGAACGATAGTCATCATACCTATCTTAGTATTTAATATTTTGTAATATGAATTTTTAGTAGAACTGTAAATTACGCCAGACGCTATTATAGCTCCAATAATAAGACCATAAATTGCATAAATTAAATTGGTTTTGGTTATGTTCAAATCTATTTTTATTTCGGGTAAATTTTTAATCATAATATAAGTTCTCTCGTCAAGTTTAGTTACAGCCTATTATAATATATATCCTGCAGAATGTCAAGCACTTTTTCTAAAAAAGTTTTCCAGCCTAAATATAGGTAATGTTAATCAAATAAATATGGAGTTTAAGTATGTTTAGCGGAATAAAAAACTGGATTGAAGTTGCAAAAACAGTTTCCGAAGTTATAACGGAAAAAAAATTATTAGAAAAAGAAGGAATAACTTCTACAATGGATGACCTTAAATCTATTGCAGTAGCAAAAGTTAATCCTGCTCCGGTTGAAGAACCGAAACCTGTTATCGAAGAAGTTAAATCACAACCAGTTGTGGTTAAAACTTCAAAAGTTGAACAAAAACCTACTGGACCTGTTATGGCAGCTAAAGGCGATCCAAAAGTATTTGAATTACAAAAACAATTAATCGCTAAAGGCGCAAAAATTACTGCTGATGGTCTTATGGGACCAGCCACTAAAAAAGCTCAACAGCAATTTGCAGAAAAACCTGCTACTTCTGATACAGCTCCAGCTATTTGTCATATAGCATCTGCAAGTGATTGCATTACTGCTGATTTATTAAAAAAATTATTTCCTACAAATAAAAATTGCGATGCTCTTTGTACGGCTTTATGTACTATCCTACCGAAATACGAAATTAACACGCCAAATAGAATTGCCGCTTTCCTAGCTCAATGCGGTCATGAATCAGGCGGGTTTACAGTTCTACAAGAAAATTTAAATTATTCAGCTGAGGGATTAAGAAAAATCTTTCCTTCTAGATTTGCAACAGTGGCTGCTGCTCAACCATACCATAGACAACCGGAAAAAATTGCCAATAAAATTTATTGCGATAGAATGGGTAATGGTCCAGAATCTTCAGGCGAAGGATATAAATTTCGTGGACGCGGAGCTATTCAGTTAACAGGCAAAGAAAATTATAGTAATTTTGCAAAATCAATTGGTAAATCTCTTGATGAAACAGTTGCTTATTGCGAAACATTAGAGGGAGCTATCTGTTCAGCAGCATGGTTCTGGACAACTCGTAAACTTAATGTGTGCGCTGATTGTGGTGATATTCTTTCTATGACTAAAAAAATAAATGGCGGGACTATTGGAATCGAAGACCGCAAGAAACATTACGAACACGCGTTATATGAAATTAAAAAGAGTTAATTATGGACGTTCAAATTCCAGCAAATTTTGATTATTTTGGTTTAATAGAAGAGGTTGGTTTTCCAATCACTTTAGCTATGGTTTGCGGTTGGTTTATTATGCAGGCTATGGAATTGGTATTAGGCAGTGTTGTTAAATCAATTAAAAAATTAACAGGTTTAATTCGTTCAATGGATGGAAGAGTTCGTCAAATGAATACTGATGTATTAGAATTAGATGGATTAGTTTCTGGTTCGTTAATGGTTGACCCATTACCTGAAAATAGTTATTATACAATTAATCAGGAGGATAAATGAATCCAGAATACGTCAAATTTTTTACAGATGTATTGGCTCCGACATTAGCGAGTTGTGTTGCAGGAAGTTTTATTTTTACTGCATTAAAATTTGTATTAAAAGATGTTATTGCAGCAGTTAATATTTTAGCGATTAGCGTTAAAGCATTAGAAAATAGGGTTAGATCTAGTTCACACGAATTAATTAAAATAGATGTAACAATTTCTTCAGTTTTAGGTTTACGTCCAGATTTAGAACGTATTTCCAGAGCTGATGGAAAATTAGACGCGAGAAAAGATTAAATTTTAAAAAGGTTAATTATGAAAACTATAAATTATAGAAAAATTTATGAACAGCATTATGGAAAAATACCAAAAGATGAAGAAGGAAGATCGTTTCAAATTCATCATATAGATGGAGATAGAAGCAATAATAATATTGATAACCTTAAATGTGTATCTATAAAAGAACATTATGATATTCATTTAAGTCAAAATGATTGGGGAGCTTGTTATTTGTTGGGAAGGAAAATGAAAATATCAGTTGAAGAGCTTTCTGAACACGTTAGAAACCAACAATATGAACGAATTGCCAATGGAACTCATAATTTGTTAGGAAAAAATAATCCTGTTTATAAAAGAATTGCCAATGGAACTCATAATTTTCTTAAACAAAATAAAACTTTTGAAACTTGGAATAAAGGGAAAACAAAAGATACTGATGATAGAGTTAGAAAAAATGCAGAATCTCGTTCTAAAGTTAGATATAGCGAAGAAACTAAAAAAGCGTTTATGAAACCGAAATCGGAAGAAGGTAGACGAAATATGTCGATTGGCCAAAAAGGTAAAAAATACCCGAAAAAGCCTTGCGATTTTTGTGGAAAGGAAATACCAACAAATGCAATGGTATCACATATGAGAATTCATATAGGAAATATTCATGAATGAAATAGGAGATTTAATATCTAAATACGGATTTCCAATTGTAGCAGCAGGTTACATGTTAAAGATGGTAAAATATGTTTGGTCATATACCATCGATGAAATTAATCCAGTATTAGGGGAAGCAAGTAAAGAGTTGATTGCTCTTATTGATCGTATTAGATTATTGGATAATGATTTACTACGTTTAACTGCTAAATTAAACACAGTTCTTCAAATGCGAGAACAGCAACAAGATCCAGTAGCAAAAAGAAATAATAGACAGAGATAATATATGAAAAAATATTTACAATTATTTTTCATTATGTGTTTTTCAGTAGGAGTTAATGCAACACCATTGACGTTTGAATTTAAAGATCCATCATTTTCAGGAAATGGTTGGTCGGCTCAGGTTATAACTTTAGAACAAATTGAAGCGCAACGTAAACAAAAAATTAAAGACGATCAATCGGCAGCAATTGCTAAAGCCGAAGTTGCTGCAAATAATAGCAATTTATCTAAATTTTTAGTTAATGTTGAATCTAGAATTTATGCTCAATTATCAAAACAATTAACTGATCAACTGTTTTCTGATACAGGAGCAACATCAGGGACAATGGATTTTCAAGGAACATCAATTAATTGGATTAAAACAGCTAATGATGTTACATTAACAATTATGGAAACAAACGGTAATACAACAGATATTACTGTACCAATAGGACAATTCGGATTCTAATATGAAATATATTATTTTATCATTATTTTTATTACTTTCTGGTTGTTCACAACTTGCTCTAGAATTAGCAGCAGAAGAACCAGTTTCTGTTAAACCAAGAGCAAATCTATCAGAAAAACTTCCTTTTCTTGAAGGGGATTCAATTCCTATTTCTGTGTACGAATTTACCGATAAAACTGGGCAACGTAAACCGTCTGATAAATTAGCTCAATTATCAACAGCTGTTCCACAAGGCGCAGAATCTTTTGTCATTAAAGCTCTACAAGATTCAAAAAATTGGTTTAAAGTTGTTGAACGCGTCGGTTTAGATAGTTTAGTTAAAGAACGTCAATTAATTAGAAATCAAAGAGAAGTTTACGAAAAAACTGAAGCAAAACCATTAACTCCATTGATGGTTAGCGGATTAATAGTAACAGGAAGTATATCTGGTTACGATTCTGACATAAGATCTGGCGGTATTGGTTTACGATTATTTAAATTAGGTTTTACTGATGAATATCGTGTAGATAAAATTACTATTTCAATGAGAGTTATCTCAGTTGCAACTGGAGAAGTTTTGTTATCGGTAATAACAACAAAAACAATTTATAGTTTTGCCTCAGGTGGCGGAGCTATGATGTTTATTGGAACTGGTAATGTAACTGCTCTTGAAGCGGAAGTTGGTGATGCTGTTAATGAACCAATCACCGAAGGAGTTAGAGTAGCTATTGAAGATAGTGTTTATTCCATGATACTTGAAGGTGAAAAGAAAGGTCTCTGGAAATTTAAAAAAGAAATGCAACCATTCCGCATATAAAGGAAAAATAAATGAAAAAAATACAAATATATTTAATTATGTTTGTTATGCTTTTTGCTAAATCTGTATTAGCTAGTGACGTTTTTATTGAACAAATTGGAAGTTCTTCTGAAATTAAAGTAACTCAACAAGGAACTTCAAATAGAATAGGTAGTTCTTTAACTCCTTCGTTTTTTGGTGGAGATAGTAGTAAATTTACAATTGAACAAGTTGGCGCTGTTAATGAATTGGATTTATTAATTAATGGTAACAATACAAATGTAACATTAGAAACATATGGTGCTGGTAATATCGAAAGTATTATTTGCGGAAGTAAAACTACACCAAATTCTTGCGATAATTCTACAATCGATTATACAATATCAGGTAATAATAATAAAATTACTACAAATTTAGGAGCTGCTGATAAATCTGCTACAAGTAAAATGAATATTTCCGGTAATAATAATATTGTTACTCATACAGGGACTCATACAAGTACTCTTGGTAGTAAAATATCGGCAGATTTAACTCTTATCGGAAATTCAAATAAAATTGATATGACTCAATCAGGAAGTTTGGATGAAAACATTAAAGTCACCAGCACAGGCAACAACAATAACATTAGCATTACTCAGTCTTCTGTTATTACTTTACTCGCCCCGTAGTTTTGGAGCAATTGGTAAAGTTTCTGAACAAACTGGAGTAGCTGAAATACAGCGAAATAAACAATCGCTACCAAGTGCTGTTAATACAGAAATTGAATCTATGGATGTCGTGGTTACTGCAAAAGGTAAACTCGACATTACTTTTAATGATAATACCAAAGTTTCCGTTGGCGAACAAAGTAAACTTGTAATTGACGATTTTGTTTATGACGCTAAAAAATCCACAGGAAAACTTGGATTAAAAATTGCATTAGGAACTGTTCGTTATGCCTCTGGGCAAATAGCAAAACATAATCCACAAAATGTTGGAATACAAACTCCAACGGCTACCGTTGCTGTTCGTGGTACAGATTTTTCTACAACAGTAGATGAATTAGGTCAAAGTACATTTATTCTGTTACCAAGTTGCGATTTATCTGGTTGCGTAACAGGAGCTATTGAAGTTTCTACAGATGCAGGTTTTGTTTTATTAAACCAAGCATTTCAATCAACTACTGTTTCTGATAAAACAAATTCTCCATCAAAACCAACTATAATTAATATTGATCCATTAAATATTAACAATAGCTTAATTGTATCTTCTCCAGTAAAAGCCGCTGACACAACAGTAACAGTTCAACAAATAAAAACTGGATTAGATGTTAATTTTCTTGATCAAGATTTTTTAACGTACAAACAATTAAGTATCAATTTATTAGATGTAAAAACTGATTTAGATAAAAATAAATTAGATGAAAAATTATTAACAAATGTATTAGACGAACCGATTGATGATATTAGTGATATGCTACCTGGATATGATGAAAAAACAAATTTAAAATATAATACAAATGGAAAAGCATTAGTTCTTGATAAAGAAGCAACCAAAAATAAATTTCAATTAAAAGTAGATAAAAATGCAGATGCAACTTTAAAATTAAATCAAGAAGGAACTGTTTTAACTCAAAATATTAACATGGGCACAACCACGAAAATAGATATTACACAAAAATAATATATGGATAAAAAATACCAAAGCATTTTTATTAGCGATATACATTTAGGAACAAAAGATTCTAAAGCAATTGAATTAATTGATTTTTTAAAAAATAATACTTGCAATAAATTGTATCTTGTTGGAGATATAATTGATGGATGGAAAATACAACAAAATAAACTTAAATGGAAACCTAGTCATACAAAATTAATTCATAAATTTTTATCTTTATCGAGGAAAGGAACTGAGGTAATATACATAACAGGGAATCATGATGAATTTATTAGACCAATGGTTAATCTTAACGTCACCTTTGGTAAAATTTCAATTCATAATCAATATGAACATAATGGAATTGATGGTAAACGCTATTTGGTAATTCATGGAGATTTATTTGATGGAATTACTAGGCTTGCTCCATGGTTAAGTTTTCTTGGAGATAAAGGCTATGATTTAATTTTATCATTAAATAATAAATTTAATTGGGTAAGACATAAATTGGGATTTGGTTATTGGAGCCTAAGTAAATATTTAAAACATAAAGTTAAAAAAGCTGTCGATTTTATGTTCCAGTTCGAAATAAATTTAACAGACTATTGCAAAAAACGCGGATATGACGGCGTTATCTGCGGACACATACATTTCGCGGAAATAAAAGAAATTAATGGTGTAACATATATGAATGATGGAGATTGGGTAGAATCATTAACGGCTTTAGTCGAACATCATGATGGTAGATGGGAAATTATAACATATAGTAAGGAAGAATAATGTATATTTTAGTGGCATTACAAGCAGTAGCAGCATTAGGAACTAGTCTTTTTTGGCAACCAATTGGCGATTTTAGTTCGTATGAATCTTGTAAAGTAGCAATGGAACAATTACATAAATCAAAAGAGCATAGAGAAGGTGAAATGTATGTTTGCCTAAAAAAATAATATGAAAAAAACTATCTTAATAATAACAGACAATCTACCAAACCAAATTAATGGCGTGGTAACTACATTTAACAATTTAAAACGTGTTGGTGAACAAGAGGAGTTTACTTTTGAATTTATAACTCCTCTAGATTTTAAACATATTAATATGCCAAAATATCCAGAAGTTAAATTAAGTTTTCCTTTTGGATTAACTAAGAAAATTAAAAAAATAAATCCAGATTTTATTCATATAGCAACAGAAGGTACTATTGGAATTGCAGCTAAATTGGCGTGTAAGAAAAATAAATGGAAATATAACACGAGTTATCACACGAATTTCCCAGAATTTGTAAAAAAGATTTACGGAATACCCGAAAAAATTACATACAAATTTTTACGTTGGTTTCATAATCGTTCATATAAAGTTTTAACAACAACCAATACTATGGTTCAAGAATTAAAATTCAATGGATTTAAATGCGATGTTATTTCATGGACTAGAGGTATTAATAGAGAAGAATTAACTCCAACTAAACCAAAAGAAAATAGAGAACAAATTATATTGTTATCTGTTGGTAGAGTTTCTAAAGAAAAGAATTTAGATGTATTATGTCAACTATCAACTAATCCGCAATATTACATTCAAATTGTCGGAGATGGTCCATATAGAAAAAAACTTGAAAAAAAATACCCATTGGTAGAATTTGTTGGTTATAAATCTGGATCAGAATTAGCCGATTATTATGTTAATGCTGATGTATTTTGCTTTCCAAGTAAAACCGATACATTTGGAATTGTAATGATTGAAGCAATGTCATTGGGATGCCCTGTAGCTGGATATCCAGTTGCTGGTCCAATTGATGTTATTGAATCTGATGTTAATGGTTACATGGATGAAAATTTTGAAAACGCTATATTAAAATGTTTATCTCTTGATAGACATAAAGTTTATGTTAGCTCATTCAAATGGACTTGGGAAAATTGCTGGAAAATATTTAAAGAAAATCTTGTTCATAAATAATGTTTTAATCTAACTTGAGGTAATCATGAAAAAAATTGTTTTAGCTTTATGTCTTTTATTTTCTACAGCTATTTCTGCAAATTCAATCGATGATAAATGTTCACATTTTGCAACTTGGGGTGCTCCGCAAATTAAAACTGAAGGCGATAATCAATATATCTGCAAAACCGGATATGCTGTTAATTTAAATTATAAAACCAAAGTCCCGTATTTTGTTATTGAACATATTACAGCTGATCACCTAAAAAAAGCAGTTGGTAGAAAAGATGATTTTCGTGAAGATGCAGAAGTTCCTGCTGAATACCGTGTAACATTAAAAGATTATGTTGGTTCTAACTTAGATCGTGGACACATGGCACCCGCAGCAGATTTCGTTTATGATGCTAAAGTAATGAGCGAATCATTTTTCCTTGATAACATGATGCCTCAAAGTCAACCATTAAATCGCGGAGCATGGAAATTACTTGAAGAAAAAACCCGCGACCTAGTTGCTCATGGCGATGTTTATGCAATTACCGGAACAATTTATGAGGGCGAATACAAAACTATTGGAAATAAAGTTGGAGTTCCTACTCATATTTACAAAGTAATTATTCAACCAAGCAAAGAACGAATGGTTGCATTTTTATTCCCTAATGAAAAAGTCGACCCAAAACAATTGGCAAAATATATTGTTCCTGTTGCTGATTTAGAAGTTAAAGCTGGTGTTGATTTTTCTCCGGCAATTCCAGAAAATTTAAAAGCATTAGAAGCAGTGGCAGCGAAATATGAAGATTGGTTCTAAATTAAAAGCATTATTAAGTCCTTATTGGGCATTGGTAACTCTACTGCTAGTTTTAGCAGTTAGGGTTGCCGATCCATCATTTGTTGAATCGATTCGTCTTCGCTATTTCGATACATTAATTACATCTAAAGCTCCAACAGAAAATAATGTTTATACAGTTAACATTGACGAAGCAGCATTAGATAAGTATGGTCAATGGCCATTTAAACGCGATTTTTATGCAGATACAATTGAAACATTATATTTACATAATGCAGGATTAGTTGTATTTAATGTTTTAATGAGCGAAACTGACCGTTTAGGCGGAGATGATAAATTAGAACAAACTTTAAAAGTATTACCTGTTATTTTACCTAGTGTTCCTGCTGGTAAAACTAAAAATACTCCAAAGAATCCTGGATCGGTAATTTTAAATCCAGAATATCAAGATAAAATAGTTAGCTATCCTGGAATTATTTCCAATATTTCTGCATTAGAAAATAGTTCTGCTGGTGTTGGAACTGTTAATACGCTACCGGAAATTGATGGAGTTAATCGCAGAGTTCCATTACTAACATCAGTTAACAATGTATTGTATCCATCATTAAGTCTAGAAACGTTAAGAGTTCTTGCACAGGATACAACATTTCAAGTAAAACTAAATGAATTGGGTGTAGAAAAACTGCGCATTCCACAATTTGGTCCAGTTACAACAGATAGTCTAGGTAGAATCTGGATTGATTGGAGTCAAAAAAATCAAGCAGTAAGCATTACTGATATTCCTGCTGATTTTGGTGGAGCTGTGGTTATTGTTGGAACAACTGCTGCTGGTATTGCAAATCCATTATCAACACCAATTGGAGCGGTTTATCCGCAAGATGTTCAGGCGGCTGTTATTTCTACTATGATTAATGGCGTAGTTATAGAACGCCCTGATTGGACAGATATGGCTGAAGCATTGGCTATATTCTTAGGAGGAGCCGTAGTTGTCGTTGGATCGCGCTGGACGTATGCATTTGTTCCGGTAATACTAACGTTAGGTGCAAGTCATTTCGCAGCTGCATGGGTCTTTAAGAGCTATAATATGCTTATTGACATTACAGCTTTTGTAATTGGAATTGCATTAGTTTACGGGCATGCATATACCGTTAAATTTCTTTCTGAATATTTACAAAAAGAGCAAATTAAAAAACAATTTGGCGGATACGTTTCCCCTGTAATGGTTGAAAGGTTACAAAAAAATCCAGATTTAATTAAATTAGGCGGAGAAAGAAAATTAATCTCCTCTGTTATGACGGATCTTCGCGGATTTACTACTTTAGGCGAATCATATGGTGATAATGTTGAGGGTTTAACTCAAATCATGAACGATTATATGACTGCTATTTCTGAACCTGTATTAAAAAATGATGGATGTATTATTAAATTTATTGGCGATGCAAGTTTACACATTCATGGTGCTCCATTAGATGATGAAAATCATGCGAAAGTTGCTGTTCAAACTGGATTAGAAATGGTTGAGGCTGTTACTCAATTTAATAAACAGTTAATTTCTCTGGGTAAACCTCCAGTTGGTATGGGTGTTGGTGTAAATTCTGGACCAATTTTAGTAGGTAACATTGGATCGAAATATAGATTCGGTTATGATGTACTAGGAGATACTGTATCATTAACTTCTAGATTAGAAGGGCAAACAAAAGGATATGGCGTGTTACTAATCCTTGGGGAAACAACAGCTGAATTAGTTAAAGATGATTTTAAATTAGCAGAATTGGATTGCATTGCAGTTAAGGGTAAACATATTGGTGTAAAAATGTTTACAGTAGCCGAAACTTTACCTGCGCATCAACAATATTTGAATGCATATTATGCAGGAGATTGGGGATCTGCTAGAGTTATATGTAAACATTTAGCTGAACAACCTGGACCTCTACAACATTATTATGAATTAATGCTAGAAAGAATCTCAGGCGAATGTCCAGCTAACTGGGATGGTGTATTCCACGCCCTCTCCAAGTAATTAACAACCTGTATAAACGTTGTTAAACTCGATAATAGAATCTGAAATTTCTTGATATGTTTGATAGAAAATATCCGGTTTACAGGCATAAAATTCACCCTGTATTCCTTTAATAATATAATCACCTTCTGTAGCGACATGGGCAATTTTATTTTTCCCACGTCCATCTTCCAGGGTTCCAACTTGAAGCCAGCCTTTGGCATCCATGCGGCGGTCTTTTCCAGATTCTATGAATTCGCTTCCAAGCCAATCTTTTAGTTCCTGAATACACTTATTGTTATATTCAAATTTAATCGCCTCAATGGTCACTGGGCGTTTCATATATTGTTTAATCATCTTCGAACACCGCTACGACTTCATCTTCTGAAACAACCCATAACTCTCCAGAAACATTTTTTGCTTTATTCCAATTCAAAAGAATAATGTCGCCTAATTTAAGTAATGTAACATCATGACCTAAGTTCATGACTTTTCCTTTTGTATTATCTTCAGAGTTAACGCCATAAATTAAACCCTGATATTCCGCTTTTTGTTTTAAAACAAGAACGTTTTTTCCCAATACTTGCATAATATTTTCCTATAGTTAATAAAAGGGGATGTTTCCATCCCCAAGCCGTTCTGTTTCCAAGTGGCTTAATCTCAGGCTAATCTCACGCTGCTAGAGCGTAATCTCCATAGTTTGCATCATTTGCTGCATTTACTTTGTTTTATGCTGATTACGTCAGTCATCTCTCGTGTTGCCTTCTCTACTATCTCACCTGATCGAAACCATGACAGCCCCATCAAAAACATACTATTTGAGTCTTTAAACTCGATCACCATTCAGTAGATTACCGCGAATAGTCTACCTTCTGAGTCTAATATGTTTATGGTGGAGCTGGAGGGATTCGAACCCTCGTCTCAGATGCCTTCATTTTGAAGGAGTTACAACAATTCAGTTACTTTCCTGAGAAAGTTTACACAGTTTACGCTTTAATAATAAAAGTTCAATAGTATTATCAAGCGTTTTTCTATAATTTAATATTTCTACTTTTTTCTTTAGTGAAAGATTATTAAAGTTTTTTCGAGTTACTGGCCAAACCTCGCCATTCATCTAGGTTTTCCTACATTTAAAATAACAACCAAAAAGAAAACAATTAATGCTAATTCAGAAATTCTAATCGCTATAGCAGGAACTGCCATTAATAATAAAAAGAATAATACAATACCTAATACAAATTTTTCAATAAGTTTCATAATTAACTTGGATATAGTAACATAAGAGCGTCTAATATAACATCGTCTTGAGGGCGATGTTTAACAACCACATTTCGATCCCATGTTCCAGGATAAGTTTCTGGATTAATATCACAATAACCACGAACGGATTTAGTAGCAGCTAAATCAACATATGTTCTCATATCTCGATAATTTGAATATTGCATAATAGGCTCATCGCCTGTTGCTTTACATAAACTATCTATAACAACCTGATCCAAACTGCCTCGAGTCCAGATTAACGTAGTTTTTGGGTCGCAATGAGAAGCAATATAATTTCTAATACAAGCAATTGCTTGTTTAGCTGGTAAATCTTTTTCACTTGGATAAAAACTTTGTTTCTTAGCTAAATCACATTGTTTATTCCACCAAGTAATGGTATCTTTTTCGGTAACGCGATTGTATTGTTTAACTTGTTCTTTTACTTTAAATTTAACAAACAAAGAATTTTCGTATAACGATTCCCATGTATGTTTTTCAGCGGGATTTAAATAAACAATAGCAGCAGATAAAATAACTGAATTGGATTCAGCTCCAAGCGTTTCTACATCATAGACCAACATAATAACTCCAGAAATTAAACACTATTATTTTTTTGTAATCTCGCTAAATCTCCATCCATCATAGAAAGTTTTTTAGTTCGTTGCGTATCTTTAATTAATTCGTTAATTAACAGAGAAGATAATTTAATCAATTCTTTTGTTTGCGGTTCATCTAATTGATTATTGTTAAACCCATTAAGAAGTTTTCCATATTTTGCTAATGGCGTTTTTAATTTTGGGTTTGTATAATTTATTTTCATTTCTTTTTCTATTAATCTAAGGTGATAATATTCCGGAGCATCTTTGATTTTAAGCGGAAATCCATTAGCATTCCATATAATTGGATAACGATAATTTCCAAACAAAACTACTCCTAAGATTTTATCATTAAGAGTATCGCTTATTTCAAATTTATATCCAGCTGCAACCACTATAGTTTTATTTATAGTATCTGGAGTAATTAAATCGATAATTCTTTTAGAGGTGTTCAATTTTAACTCCGTCGTTATTTAAAATTGTTTTAAATAGATATTTTCTATCTTCTTTTTTAACTAAATTTAATTTAATAGCAATTTGAGTTGCAAACTGCCATTTAATAAAGTAATCCGGTTTAGCAGTAATTAAAATATTAAACTCACCAATTCTAAACGCTACCATGTCGTCATCTGAATATGTTACATCGGCTCCGCATTTAGAATCAACTGTATGCTCTGCTTCCCACTTTTCAATATTATCAACCAATATCATAATATCGATATCGTTATACGGTTCTGTGGGGCAAATATATTTAGAGCCTGTGTACAATACCTCTTTTGCCTCGGCAATTATTTGTTTAATATATTCTGGAAGATCTTCTTGAATCATAATAAATCCTCTAATGAATTAGCTGTAGTTTTATCGTCTCTAATTCCATCAAAAATTGGTAAGAATAATGACTTTTTATCAGAGCCTTTGCTTGAAATAATACAGTTATATTTTACCTGAATGATTTTACCAACATATGATTCTGGATTATCGCGTTCGCCTTGTTTATGTTTAAAACCGCTACCAACATTCACTTCTAATTGACCGCATGAAGTTTGACAAAGTAATGCACCAAGCATACCATCAAACTGAGTTCCAGGAGTTCCTAAAGTAAACCCAATCACTAACAAATCTACAGGATCTTCCGCTTTGAGTTTTAATTGATACTTGGAGCGTTTTGCTTCCCAGATACCATTAATTGATTTAAGTATTCCTCCTTCTTCTCCACGGTCTAAATTACGTTGATATTTCTCCATTACTTCTTCGCGGGAATTAACGACTTCAGTTTCAACAACTTGTAATCTATTATCAGAAAAATCTTTTAAACTTTCAACAACTTTTAATCGTTCGCTATATGGAATCTGACAAATTTCCATAGAAAAATCTTGATATGGAATCCAATCCCAAACAACAACATACAAGCCTTTTTCTTCTTCAGGAGTAATAGTTCCACGAACAGCTTTGGTTACATAGCCATTTGAAACTTTGCGTTCTGCTACTCGACCATCAGGATAACGCCACATTAATTCGCCATCGATAATACATCTATCAGCAAATGGTACTGTTAAATCGTCAAAACAAGAGATAGATAAAACGCTACCATTACGAGTTGTTGCTGAAATAAATTTACCATCGAACTCAAGGTTGATTCGAGAAGAATCCATTTTGCATTGGAAAATAGCTGGATATTTAATATTTTTTTCAGTTTTTTCGTTGAATTTACCACATAATAAAACAGGGTATTCTGGAATTAAATCTTTCCAAACTTTGTTAATTAGTTTAACGTTAACGCCACATTTTAAATCGCGTTCAATAACTCGATATAAAACTTCTTGGTCAAATTTCGTTAAATTATTTAATAGGTTACTAACGAATTTAATTGCAGCATTACCTGTTAATTTTCTATTCGCTATATTTTCAACCAATTCATTTAATGCTTTAGTTAAATCGCCTTTGTGATATACAGTAGAAAAGTAAGATGATTCTGAACGTTTTTTAATCCAAAATTTAATTCTAGGGTTATATGCTAATTCAAATACTAATCGTGTATCAGTATCATTTTTTGCTGATTCTAGGATAGCAAGTTTATCATTAGTGCTTGCAGTTTCAGCTAATAAGTTTAAAAAGTTTAACATTTAATTATCCTCAAAATATTCATTATAGTTTATTATACTCTAAGAGTAATTTAATGTCAAGCACTTTCTTCATACCACGATGGAGTATTTCTACCATTTATTTTACCTTTCCAGCTAGCAATATGTCGTTTTTCTGTATTGTAATAGTTTCTATAGGATGCAATTGAATCCCCTGGAACAATACAATGAACTGGCATAGCTGGTGTCGGTTCGGTAAATAGTTTAGTTGAGATATTAAATGGAGCATACTGTAATTTATCAACTAAACCAATTTCTTCGCATTTATGCGTTTTACCGTAACGATAGGTGTATTCTTTGCATAATTCTACAAGCAAAGAATGAAGCCATTGATAATTTTCAAATCCATGACGAACCCAAACCGCTGATGGGTGGTTTATATGTGTTGCTGAATATAAAATATCGTCATAGGAATTGTTAAGTTTCCAGACTTTTTTCTTGCGACCTGATGCAGAAAAACCTGCAGTTTCTACGCCATCTAAAACCCGATGAGCAGTAGACAATAACTGCGCAGTTTCCAAAATCATTTTGACGACATGTTTGTCGACGTGTTGCTGTGCACATAATTTGGTATCATTATTAAGGTAAAAAATATTCATAACAAACTCCAATAAAAAAGGGTATAACGTTATTATACGCTATACCCTTTTCAATGTCAAGCACTTTTATTCAACAAATTGTTTTAATTGAACAGCAGTTATTAATCCAACCTTTCGTTTAATTTCTTCGCCATTTTCCACAACAATTAATGTAGGAACTCCACGAACTTTGTATTTAGCCGCTAATTCATAATCTTCATCAATGTCAATCTCTATGAGAGGAATCGCTGGTGGATTATTTTCAATAATTGATGTTAACACTTTACAAGGTGAGCACCAACTACTTTTAAAAACAATTAAAACTTTTTTACTGTCTGTAATAACAAAATCTTTTGGCATAAATTTTCCAAATTATAAATAGTAAAAATGCTAGTCGCGGAACGCCACATTCCCACTAGCTCTAAACATTTCTAATATAATCTGAAGGAGACCATAATGTCTAGCAATAATATTTATATCAATACTATTACAGAACTTTCTATTCAATCTCGCGGCGCAAATAAATATTTAAAATGGTATCTATCAATAATCGAAAGGGCACAAAATAGAAATTTAATCGATTATTTTGAACGTCATCATATAGTTCCCAGTTGTTTCTATATTAACAATAAAAGAAATACGAAAAACGGGTTTTTAACCAATAATCCAGAAAATATAAACAATTATATAGAATTAACTGCCGAAGAACATAAAGTAGTTCATTTGTTACTAATAAAAATGTTTTCCCCTAAATTTATATTACACAAATCGTTAATATATTCAGCAATTAGAATGTCAAGCGATGCTCATGGTAATAGGATTAATAATAAAACTTACGCTTGGTTACGAAAATTGCACTCTATTTCTATGTCAGGTAAAAATAACCCTTGTTATAATAGAATTTGGATAAATAACGGAATATCGCAGAAATATATTTTATCCACAGAACCAATTTTAGATGGGTGGAATAAAGGTCAACTACTTAAAAATTTATCTAAAGAAAATAATCCAAACTATAAAAAGAAATGGATAAATAACGGAATTATAGAAAAATATGTAGAAGAAACTCATCAAATACCTAATGATTGGTATAAAGGTCGATTAAAATCTAAAATTCCTCCCTCCAGAACAGGAATGTCAAATTCTACAGAAACTCGTAAAAAGTTATCTTTAGCTATGACAGGGAAGAAAATGTCTAAAGAATTTTCTTCAATTTGTTCTGATAACCAATCAGAAGAATGGATTGTTATAGACCCATCCGGCAACTTTTTTAAAATTAAAAAATTAAATAATTTTTGTAAAAATAATAATTTAATTTATAGCACAGCTACGCAATCATATAGAAAAAATGAAATAACAACAACTGGAAAAAATGCTGGATGGAAATTTATTAAAATGAACTGTTAAAGTTTATTTGTATATTATATTACAAAATTAAATTATTAGCCATGTGTTTCCTTTAATTTAGTTAATAATGCATCAATATTATTTTCAATTAAAAAATTCATTTTATATCCTTAGTTAATTAAAACAGCATTAATTGGCATTTCTTCATCTTCTATATGATGTTCTGAAATAAACTCTCTAGCGCGTTTATCAAAATGACCTGCGCTTGGATTCCAATTAACAACATCATAATCATTCCCTTCATCATCAATTGAATAGACAACTTCAGCATCAATTAATTCTGGTTGGTCACGTACTAATTCTTGTAAATTTTCTAAATATTCGCCTAATTTCATAATGTCTCTCAATTTAAAGTATTTTCAGCCCAAGAACGAACAAATTCTAAACGTTCTTGCTCTGGAGTTTCTAAGAAAGATTCTTTAGTGTAATTTTTTTGTATATGTTCACACAAAGAATAATATTCTTCATCAAAGTTTTGTTTATAATTACCACTAAAAATCAATTCTAATCTTTTAGTTCTAGCAATAAACTTTGATGTTAAATAATATGGGGTTTTAAGTTTTAAAACAGTATCACTATCCAAATCATAAACAACGTAGCCTTCTCTCTTATAAGTTTTAACTTGTTCCAATATTTCATGAAACAAACCTGATTGAACTTCTGGGCGCATTACATGCCATTTTTTGGCAATTCCATCTAAAAGTTTTTGGTTAACTTGCTTAGAACCTTTAACTTTTTCGCGACAACCAATTAAATATGCACCAAATTTTTCTTCGATAATATGTGGATCATTTATGTGTACAATTTCAAAACAAAACGTGTAGTCTTTATACAATTTAAGAATCTTTGACATTTTATTTAATGGTAACATTTCTTTAGCCATTGCGATAAAATCGCTAGATAACGAACCAGTAGTAGAAATCAAAGGCTCATCATTGTACCAAGTAACAGCAGCCATAAAACCATTAATTTTATCAATAGCCATAATTTTATGATCAAGTGGAATAGTTGTACCATTTTCTTTGTAATTAAAAATTTTAGTAAATGGATATTGTATGATGTTATCATCTTTGTCAGTAACTAAACCACGAGCATCAACTAAATCTGGATGCATGTTCCATAAATTATCATAAAATACTTTGCGTTTGTATTTGTGTACAATTAAACCATTTTGTTCTTTTTTAGCTACAAAATCTTCGTAACGAATATCAGGTGCCAATTTAATTTCAAATCGATCAGTCATTTTTTTAATTGTTTCTGGAGAAACGCCATGGATATTTTGATTGCCGTGGCGATTTTCTACTATTAAACACGTTACTTGATAATCATGTTCTTTGGCCATGTTAAAATATGGTTGCATTTCCCACTCTTGTGTGAACGTATTGTGGACAGCAATGTTATCAATAAATGGAGATTGTAGTGCGCGGTTAACTTCTGCTTGACACCATGCGTGACCAGCTTTAGATTTTTCTGGAGTCCAGTTATAATTACCATCTGCATCTGTGTGAAAATCATCAGCAGAAACCGCAAGGTTAACATTTAATGATTTAATTAGTGTAGATTTACCTGCGCCTGGAACACCACGAATTAAAAATAACATTTTCATAATATAATTTCTCTTAACAATTATTTGTATCAACACCTAGATAATTTTGATAACGTGTTTCTTTACCATTTTTATTATATTCTTTTCTAACCCAAAATCCTGCAAAATCTTCGTGAAATATGCAATTCCCTAGATCATCATATTTTTTTTTCCACCAAAAGCCTCTATCCATAGCTGCATAAAAAACAACGTTTCCATTTTTATCGTATTCAGTTATTACGTCATTCATTTTAATTCCTTAAAAGTTCTACCTTTAGTAAAGAATCTTAGTGGTTTTTTAAATGTAATCATTTCAGTTGTTCCATTTTTAATGTAACCAATCATTTTAAATTTATCATTTGTTAGAAAATACGTGTGTAAAATATGCTCAGGAAAAGACTTGGTTGTTTCTAATACAGTAATCATAATATCCTCCAATTAATATAACTTATTATACTATATTAAAAAACTAATGTCAAGCACTTTTTATAGTTTATCAATAAATTATACTAGATTCATAAGTTAACCCATAATCGCACAAAACCATATTTTCTTTTTTAGTTACAGGATTTATTATATACCCTAAATTTTTTAGTACGAAATCAGAAGGATCAATATCAAATTCAGCCATCAATAAATCATATATTTTTATCCATGGATGTTGTATTATAAATTGGTATTTTTCGTCATCTATTAATTTCGGATAACTAATTCCCGGATTTTTGTCATAGTTTATATTATAATGTTTTCTTATAGCCAATTTTGCTTGGTCAAAATGAAGTCCGGCAGGAAAATTTTCTCCGCCAGTAAATTTATTAAAAATAGGAATAGTCATTGGATTAATAACTCGTACCATTTCTACCCAATCATTATTTGGATCACAATTTAATATAGGAGCTAATATCCCTAAATCGTTTGTTGAATATGAACCATCAAAATTTTTAGTATATAAACTAAATTTAGATTTATTTAGTTTAATTTCAATTTTATTTTGTAATTGACCAAATTCGCGCCTATCTATTAAACTATCCGAATCGCGTTTAGCTACTTTTAGTACAGTTTCAATTTCAGTTTCTATTCCATCTAATATGATTGTTTTTTTATTTTCAGGAAAATAAACAATTCTAGACGAGCCTTGTTTAAAATCATTAGATACTTGCCCTACCAATTTTTCTATATTAATCATGTAAACTCTGCAGTTACAATTAAAGATCTTCGATTATCATATTCAACAACAGCAATCGTTTCATTATTTTCAGATAGATAGGTAACTTTATTCATATATCCATAATATTTACCTTTCCAACCCCTATCTGTTAATTTTTTGTGTAAATCAAAATCAGAAAATTTAGTAGATTTTAACATTATGACTCCAGTAAAATAATATAAACGATAACAAGATATGTTAAATAATGTAAATACTGATCGCACCCTAATTGCACCCAAAACTTTTTATCTGATACATCTGATAAACCATAATGAGCTTTGAAATAATCAATAAAATAATGTACATTAATTTCAGCGTAAACGATTATAAATAAAAGAGTAGGATCTACGAATGGAAGTAATACTACGCCTGTCGCAAGACCTTGTTTGATACTATGTTTTGCTCCAGTAAAATTTCCAAATATACCTTTACATTTAACTTCTTCGTATGTTTGATTGATAAAATCTATATAGAAATGTTTAGTAAACAAGAGAAAAAAACATATAAAAATTATATTATATTGATGCATTATAAACTTTCCCAATCAACCCATTTTGTTAATTCAATATTAACTGCTTCGTGCGTAATATTACCATTATTATCATAACTTTCTGGAATATACACTGTAATCCCATTTACCATTGCACCAAATTCATACATTTCAACAGAAACATCAAGTTCTGCTGAATAACGTTTAAGTAGCTTTTTTAAATCTTGTTTAAATAGTTTTTCAATTATTTCAGTTTTTTCCATAGTAAAACCTAAATTTAATTATAAATAGTTGTAGATCGCGGGTTCCGACGCCCCATCTACTCTAAACATTCCTTACAATATTCATGGAGAACATTAATGTCCAGCACAAATACTTATATAAAACAAAAATCTTTTTACGTTTATGCCTACCTTAGATCAAAAGATTCAAAAACAGCTAAAGCAGGGACTCCATATTACATCGGAAAAGGATCCGGTAATAGAGCATACGCAAAGCACGGAAAAATAAACTTACCAAAAGATAAATCTTTAATTTTTATACTAGAATCAAATCTTACTGAAACTGGAGCTTTTGCTATCGAACGAAGATTAATTCGCTGGCATGGCAGAAAAGATTTAGGAACTGGAATTCTTTTAAATCGAACAGATGGCGGCGAAGGAACTTCTGGTAAAAAAATGACAAATTTAAATAAAATAAAATTAAAACAAGGTTTGTTATTAGCTAAAAATAACCTAACATCAAATTATAATAGCATTAAATCTAGAAAAAAACGATCAGAAGCAGCCAAAAAAATATGGAAAAACCCACAATATAAACTAACAAAATCAAATAAAACTAAAAAACAATGGACAAATATTGAATATCGCAATTTTATGATAAAAAGTCAAACAGAATATTGGGAAAAACAAGATTCTAGAATTCTACAATCAAATAGAATTAAAAAACAATGGGAAGACACAAATTTTAAAATTTTACAATCAAATAAAACTAAAAAACAATGGAAAGACCCAAATTTTAAAAATAAAGTAGAAAAACGTTTTATTATAATCGAACCTTCCGGAACAACATATTGCATACAAAATTTATGCTCTTTCTGTCAAGAAAATAATTTACGATATACATGCATGTCTAACGTCGCACACAAAAGAGCTGCTCACCACAAAAAATGGAGATGTGAATTAATTCCATAAGCCACCAAAAAATAAAAGGTGCCATAAAATAAGGCAACTAAAATAAATTGCAATTTTTAAAAAATAAAAGTTGCATCTTCCATGTAATATGCTTTTTCTTTAACGTCATCATTAACGTCGCTAAGATATAACCCAGAATATTTATTACCTGAAATTAACTCTCTAAAGTTATCTTTTAAAAATTTAGATGCAAATTGTGGATAATCTAATTCTTCTTTTTTGTCAATTTTATACATATATTCAACACAACGCTCAATTCTTGATGCTTCTGATTGAATACTATCGTTGTTAAAAGGTTTATCTAATTTTTTTAATCTACCGAATGCAACTACAGTAAATGCTTGTTCTAATCCATCAACTGATGGTCTTTTAATTTCTGCTGTTTTTTTCATGATATATTCCTAGGCTTTATTGATTTTGTGTTTAAAATGATAGACTGTCAACCAAACTGTTGATGCTATTAAAATACCAGATATGATTGCTATTAAAATCATATAATCACCTTATCGTTTACCAGCTGAAGATAACCGACTCATATTCATACTAGAACTAGGTCTGCTAATAGGAGCTGATGGTTTATAAGAACTCGTTGAATTAAATTTACTTGTATCCATGTAATTTGTTTTGGGGGCAGCGGCTACTGAAGCAGGAGCAACTTGATTAATTGTAACATTTTTAGTAACATTAGTTACAGTTCGCGAACTAGAACCGTAATCGTGATTATAACTAGGAGCTGAATTATTAGAAGAATTTCCTGAGCTACCAATAGCATGACCAATTAATCCACCAACTAACATATTAGTCATAGTATTATCATGTTGTTGCTGTACTACTACTGGTTGTTGTGCAGCAGGTTGTTGAATAACCACCGGAGCTTGCGCTTGAACAGGTTGTTGCGCTTGTTGTTGAATTTGCTGCTGTTGAACTTGTTGATTTTGTAGGATTTGTTGTTGCTGAACAAGAATTTGTTCAGTTTGTTTTTTAGCCTTTTCTTCTTCGCTTTCGCCACAAGCAACAAGACTTAAAATAGCTAATGCTAAAATCATTTTTTTCATTATATAATTCCTCAATAAGTTTAAAGTTACGGTACAGTTATATTATACTAGATTAGACATATTATGTCAAGCACTTTTTAAATATTTATTTTTTGTGCATATGAAATTAAGTGGAGAATTCCCGCTGCAGCGAATAAACCACAAATAGAAACGATAGCAAAACTAAAAATTAATCCCACGATATAATACACAACATATAACATTGTTTGAGATGATTCTTTCATAAAAAATTCCATAAATTTTATGTACAAAAAAAGCCTGCGAACAGGCTTTTCTTAATTATCCCAAAATTAAATTTCAGGGAAAGTTCTATCGTCTACTGCATCAGTTGTAATTGAACCAATAGCAACTAATGTTTCGTATTGAACGCGACCTGAACGACCACCAGTTCCTACAGTTTTCTTAACCCAGCCAGCGTGAGCACCTTGCGATTCTGCTGATGTACCAATACCTAAGATCGCTGTAGCAGTAGCTGCTTCGGCAGTTGTTAATGTTAATTTATGCGCAGCACCAACACCAACTCCAGTAATATCAAGTTGAGTACCTAAAGTTGCATTAGATGCACTTGTAGCAAGAGCAATTGTATTAGCTGAAGAATTAATAATGTAATATGTATTTCCGCTAGTCAAACCAACAACAGATGTTCCACCGCCATTAGAATAAACAGCTGCGTCACCAGTAACAAATAAATGACCTGGAGCATAAGTAACTGTATTGGCTGCAGCACTTACATTTGCGCTTGCGAAAGTAATATATGGCGAACCAATAGTAATTGCTGGAGCAGAAGCATAAGCTCCTCCAGTAGTAGTAATTGTTACACCAGAAACAGCTCCATTAGAAATAGTCGCATTAGCAGCAAGAGTACCGCTTGCAACAGAAACAGTTGGAACTTCTTTATATTTTGTTCCAGCAGTTCCAACAGAAATAGATGTTACATTAGCTCCACCGCTTGCGATTTCTGTAGCGTCAACGCCATAAGTGTTCTGCATTGCTGTATAACCAGTTTCACCATTAGTTCCACCATTTCGGTAAACATATTTTGGTTGTTCGTTAATTTTAACGAATGAAATTGGTAAAGTAGTATTAGAAGTTCCACCAAAAACATCTGATAATGTTAAATATGTGTTATTTGCAATAGCTGCAACGCGGTTTTTTGTATACAAATCTGAATGAATACCGATAATATCACCGATTTCCAAATTTGCTGTAAATAATGTTCCAGTTCCAACAACTTGTGTTGAACCATTTGTTACGTTGATGCTTGTTCCGTAAACGGTTTTAGCATCATAATTTCCCCATTCTGACATTTGAATCTCCTATATAAAGTCTGAATTTTATTAACTATTTATAGGAATACAGAACTAGATTATTCGGGGCAAAAATTAGCAATCCAACCATTATTTTTACTAAAAAATCTTAATACTTTTAATGGATAAATTCCATCATATTCAAATGAATGTTGAACTCCAGGTGGAATTTCTATATAACTTCCTGGACTACATTTATAATCTTTTCCGTCAATATTAAAAATAGCAGATCCTTCTAAAAATAATCTTGCTTCATAATCGTCATGTGTATGTTTAGCAACAATTATAGCTGTATTTGCATTAAATGTATCTTTAAACGGAAATTTTTTTGAGAGATTCTCTATAAATTTACATAATTCAAGGTTATCTCTCATATCCATATTTTTATATTTCATAAAATACCGAAAATAAATTGGCGGAAGGTATAGGGTTCGAACCTATACGCCCATTTCTGGACGACGGATTAGCAATCCGCTCTATTACCATTCTAGCAACCTTCCATAATTGGTATCCCCGATAGGAATTGCACCTATAACCTTTCGCTTAGAAGGCGAATGCTCTATCTTGTTGAGCTACGGAGACAAATAAAAAGGGCGTTTTCTGTTTTTTACATGGGGCACGCCTACCACCATAACATACTAATCCCAATATTTGCGTTTCGGTTTACGCAATAATTGAACGTCTATATCATTATCTATATAACGTTTTATTTGATTTTTCGCATCTCTACGATAAGGTCTTTGTGAAACCAAATTATGAAACCATCCAGGACCACGATGATTCCAATATCTACATTTTGTATCAGAACGAAATTTAGCCAACCGTTTTTTTCCTTCTATCCCATGAGGATAAAATACTATTTTATACCAATTTCTAATACCGAAATTATCGCATCGATTAATTTCGTAATCTTCTGGATTATACTGATCGCATCGACGATCCCAATCGCTTAAAACGCTATTACTGTTAATTTTCCAATCATCGTGCCTAAATCTATATGTTCTACTCATTTTTTTCCCCCGTTAAGTTAAAATACTTACCGGAAGATCACCTGTTCGTTAATTTTCATAAATATTTCCTTTAATTTTTAGGTTGAGGATAAAATATAACTTTATTTTTGCCCATTTTTTTCGCGTAATCATGGGTATATTTAGTTCCGCTTTTTCTTTGAAACGTATCTTCTTTAGGAACAACTATTAACATATCAACAGAATCTACGATACGTCTATCTCTGGTTAAATAATTATCAGATTTTAATACAATATCACTATCATGAAAAGCACGAAGATCTTCTTTAATAGGTGGATGGCTTACAACTTTAATACCAAGATTTCTCGCCATATTCGCTACTTGCATATCTACTCCAATACAATCCCCATGATGCAATTCAAGCTCATTATGTTTCCTTTTAAGGTGCGTAAGACCTTTTCTGATATTATTATATTGATACTCGGTCATTCCATTGCGAGTTCCGGTAACACCAATTTTCATTTCTTCTCCGTATTGTTAATAACCGTAATCTTCTGGATGTCTTCCAGGTTCTCCTCGATAATGGGGATTACGTTCCCATGTATCAAATGGACTTAAAATCCATTCAGACTCTACATCTTCTTCGCCATAAACATATGCATATTGACGCACAGCTTGACTTAAATAATTACCGCCATAATCATCCCCAAACATTTTAAATCCTCACTCAACTTCAATAAATTCTGTAAAAGGTAAATTATGTAATTGTCCATGTAAAAAATAAAATTCTACATCTTCAACTAATACTTCAGACAATGGATATTCAGTTCGTTGCTCTTCAGTAATAAACTCATTTACATAAGCAATAAACTCAGGCGAATAACCTTCAACATGAATCAACTTAACAGATGGATTAGCGTGTTTATCTCCAACTGGAAATATAGTTGTCGCTACCAAATGTTTACGTTTATCTTTACGGTCATTTGTATTGTGTTGATGACTAAACGCTACTGCTTGATTATGTTTTCTTGAATAAACCAAAAATTTAGATTGATCGCCATAATCATTGCTTTTTAAATGATCAACAGTTTTACGAAAAATATCTTTAACTGCATGTTTAACTGAATCGTCATTATGGTGACGTGTATCTAATCTATCATAATAATGATTAGTTGTGATCAATTTTTTACCGCCATAATTGTCAGCGACCAACTCGCTAATAAAATCTTTAAATTTTTTCAAAACATTTCTCCAATAGTTTTATATATTATAATACTATTATTTATGAAAGTCAAGCACTTTATTTATCTAACTCCCCAATTTTCTTCAAATGCCCCATCATCAGTCCAGTTATCTTCAATCTCACGAAGATGAATAAACTTGGGATTATACCAAAGCGCATCAATTGACTGTTTAGTTAATTCTTCAGTATCTTCAATAACTTTATAACTGGTATCCGGATAACGTTCCTGTAACTCATTAGCAACTGCAATTGCTGTTTCAACATCAGGAAAATCTAACTGTAAATCTCCAATCGAACCCTTTCCTGTACAATAAAATCTATCATCAACAAAATTATCATCCGAACCAATAACTCTAATACTCATATATTCCCCTTTATCAATTTTTCGTTAATTTATAAGTGAAGGCGATTAATCGCCTCCTTTTAACAAGAATTTGTTAGAAATGCATTTAAAGTGTAAAGAAGGATCGTTAATGTTTTTTAATACAACGCCCTCGCGTTCGGTTTGTGCGTTCAATACACTTTTGCCTTCAGCATAAGCCAATAATGAATCAATCATCTGGGATGCATTAAACCCATCGGTGTTAGCTGAACTTTGTTTTAAGCTGATTTTATCCAACACTCGAACATGATTTAAACCTAATCTCTCGATTAATGCTACTCGTTCTTGGTTGTTCAAGTATTCGCCTTTGTCGATATCGTAAATAGTAAATACATGAAATTGAGTTCCTAAGATTCTGTATTTATTACCTTGGATGCCTTCGCCGATTAATTCTCCTTGAATAGCAATGTTACGATCTGAAACTAATTCGCGTAATTTATTTTCAATATCATCTGCGCGTGCTTGTCTCCAGAATGAATTTTCCTCGGTATCTTTTAACTCAAGGTTACGAGAACATACACCAAATCTACGAATAGGATTACCTTCCTCATCTACTGAGTTTTTAATATAAACGGTCATAGAAGACCCATCATATTTTTCAGTTACTTCCCATTGATCATCGGAACTCGCCCATTTGTACAAAGATCTTGATAAATTCTGACAATTATGCACCAAAACCCCATTAGCGAAAAAATTGTGATTATTTTCAACTTCAATATCGTATCTTAAAGAATCACATTCAATTTCTTCAATCAATTCAATATCATCATAACTAAAATTCATAACCAGCCTCTATTAATTTATTTTTTAAAAGAATAATTAAATCATTGTCAGATGATTTATTAATTTCATGTTCCCATATTTCTACAACTTTATACCCGTTATTTTCTGCGATTAATCGTTTTTTTGCATCTTTATTCCAAATATCTTTAACTAATAATTTACCCATTATAAAATCAGTTTCTTTATATAAAGACGGATGAGCGTGCCACATATCTCCTTGGACTTCTATAATAATATTATAATTTAATAATATTAAATCCCAACTATACTTCCATTTCATAGAATTATATTCAGATTCTATATCTAATTCTATTAGACTTTTTCTAACTCGTTTTTCCGGCTTACTAGAATATCCTCCTCTAGAAGTAACTGCCGCTCTTGCATTTTCCGTTCTAGATAATCTTTCTTCATAATCCCAAGAATCTATAATTTGTTTTCTAGTTTGTTTAGATTTTTGTTTAGCTAAATCTCCAGTTCCAAAATTTACATTTCCATACCTTAATAAACATGTATTTTGTTGTTTTTTTATAGTTAATTTATGTTTTTCTGTACCTATATAACCAGAGTATCCTGCATTCATAGATAAAATGCAAGTATCAAGATAATTTTTATAAGAACCATGTGTTTTAGCATAAGTTTCTTCTTTTTTTCTTTGAATTTCTGAACATTGAGAAATATTATTAACTCCATACTTTTTAAATATGGAGTTTACATATTTTTGTTTATATCTATTCGTCGCCCTTTCTTGTTTTGAAGTTCGTTTTATACCAGAAAGCATTAAATATTTTGAAATATCTATAGGTAAAGAAGATATACAATATAATTCATTTATGTAATCCAATATTATATTATCAACAATAGTTTTTCCGTAAAGAGTATCTATTAACAATTTTTCTTTATCAACTGTAGTTTCGATTTCTTCGTGAATTCTAGTTAAATGAGAACTAAAACTTGCTCTAGTTTTAAAATTTTTTTCGCATATAGGACAATTTACCATAAATATTTCCGATTAAATAAAATAATTATTTATAAAAACTGACATTTTAGTCGGTTTTCGTGATAAATTTTTGACCTTTAATTAAATCTTTTGCTTCTCTATATGCCAAAATATCTTCGCACCATATTTTGTGATTTTTGGTACAAATAAGTGTAGTTCCTGATTTTAATGTAATTTTTACCCAACCTTTTTTTCTGGACATTTCTGAACGACCAATAATCGGTTTTAATTCTATTGTATTTAAATCGTGATTAAATGAATGTACAAATTTTACCGATACCATATTATGTACTATGTCAGATATTTTTACCAATCCTTTTTCAGTAGAAATTAAAGTATCTGCAGACAAACAACGTTCTTCGTCAGTTTTTGGGATAAAACTAGGGAAATTTCCTTTAGCCATGCCAGCTAACTGAGTTGACATTGGTGGTTCATATTTGTGAATGTTTAATAAATCTGAAACATCCATATCTTCCTCAATGATTACAGGAATAGTTTCTAAACGAATTCCTAACCCAGCAAGTACAGATTCAACACCATCATAAACTACATTAATTGGTAACAATAAACCTTGTGAAATTTGTTTACGCAAGCGAACAGTTCTTAATCGTTCACCTTTAATATCATTGTATTCTCGCGGTTCTTTGCCTTCTTTGGTAAGGAATGGAGCAAGCTCAGTTGGGATAAACGAATCGATCTCAAAGTAAACTGCTAATTGTCCGACAGAGAACTCTCCTTTTTTAACTACTACTTTCCAGCCACCGATAGTAGCAGTTTCAATTAAATCCGCGCCATCAATAGGTTCTAATGCATCAATTTTTCTAACAGTTGCTAATTTTCTCATAATATAATCTCCTAATCCATTCTCGAACGCCAAGTAATATTTAAATCGCTACCAAGCATATTTTTTATTGTTGCAGCAAATGCTTTGGCTGCTGCTTCATGTACTGACATGCTTTGAGTTGGTTGATTTCCAGGCATCCAGATACTATATCCGCCACCATATTCGCTACCACCAATACCCATTTTTTTAAGGTATGAAACTAGCGGTCCACGCGCAGGTCTAATTAACACCCACCCAAAACCACAACAATCTCGCTCACCAACACGAGCATACTGTTCTCGACCAGCTGTCTCCGCAGCTGCAAACGCAGCAGTAACAGCATTAGCAATTAAATCTTTATTCATAATCATCTCCAAAATTTCAAGTATAACTTATTATATTAGATCGAGTACAGTATGTCAAGCACTTTATTTTAAATAATTTAAAATTTCTTCGCCATATTTTAAATAAAAATTATATCCACCAAACGCAGAAAACGACAACAACGCTGTCCAGAATAAAAAATCTCCATATGCCCAAAAAAATCTACGAAATTTATAATGTATCACGTGACATATATATCCAACAGATACAGCAATAGAAATTATTACAACACTAGCAAAAAAGCACATTGAAAAATCTGCTATAAATTTCATAATCAACCTTTGTATATTCGTGTAAAATCAAATCTTCGTTTTGCCGGACTTATTAATTTAAATCCGCGTTTTTTACGTTTAATGTTAAATTTTCGTAGCGGAATCGTGTTATAGTAATGATAGAAATTAGGATCAAAATCTCCGCGCATGTTATAAATTCGTTCCCAAATTTGATGACCTAACCACCAGCTTCTACCGATTAGGTTTTCAATTCTTCTAATTTTATGTTTAATCATTTTACCAAAATTTCGCTTTTTTAAATGCTTTGTTAATATCATTTCCTACGTTTTTGGCAACGTGAGCTGCTTCATTTGCCAATCGTTCAGATTCTCTTGCTGCGGCTTCTGCAACTGCTTGAGCTTGTTCTGCTGCTTGTCTGGCATTCTGCTCAGCAATTTGAGCTGCTTCCTGTGCCAATCTTTCTGTTTCAGCAGCAGCACGTTGTGTTTCTTCAGCAATTCTATTTGTTTCTTCTTGTGCTGTTCTTGCCGCATTTTCAGCTAAAATTGCTTGTTCTCTAACTAATCTTTCTGTTTCTTTAGCTACATCATTTGCTACATCAATAACAGGAGTTACATCCACAGCAATACTGCCGCTCAAATCAACTCCGACTAATAAATCTAACTCACCGTCTATACCAATTTCGATAGTGTTATCTTTAAATGTTGCTCCACCGCCAATTTCAGCTCCAGCTTGAAGTCCAATACTTACTCCAGCAGTTCCCTCAGCAGAAACTCCATTACTAGAGATAATGGCACCTGCTTCAACTCCAGTGCTTGTTCCGATAGATGCTTCGGCATGTCCTTCTGCTCCATGTAACCCAATAGAACCATCTACTTCTACTCCAGCATGCGCCTCAGCATATGCTTCGACGTTTACTTTAACATTAACATCTTCGTTACCTATAGATGCACTTGCCCCTGCTTCAACTGACACCTCAACGCCTGCCTCAGCATGCGCAACTACATCAGTTCCAGTCCAACCAATTTCTACTCCTGCTCCTGCCTCAATAGTAGCTGATGCATGAGATTCTTCAGATAAATCAACTCCTACAATAGTAATTGATTCTGATTGACTTGCTTCTGCCCCAATTTCAACAGATACTTCTGCGCTTGCTGATGAATCAGTTATTTCTGTTTCTGCTGTAGTATCTATAATTGTTTTTGCGTTACTCGCCATTCCGTGACTCCTAATATGTTATTTTCCTGACTGTTTATCTAAACACGGTTTTATTCTTAAATAAATTTTCCGGTGCTCTTCGTATATAGCTGATGCCAATGCCGTCTTTGTAGGATCCAATGTATATTCTAATGGAACAGTTTTGTGTGTAGTTAGATATTCTTTTTCTTTAGGAGTAGTACAAGCATCCATTCTTATTTGCCATATTTGCGACCACGATTTTGGTTTTGGCGCAGGAGTACACGTTTTCTCTGGTTGCTTAACTGGAGCACGAACTGGTTCTTTGGCTAAAACTATTCCAGGAATTAACAATAATAGTAACAATTTTTTCATAATTAACCTCTTTCATATTCAGTTATTACTCTGTCAACATAAACAATAGTTTCAGGATATGGAGGAACTTTATAATTATGTCGCATTACAGCATGTTCACCTGCATTATATCCAGCAACTGCCAATTTTTTATCTTTAAATGTATCCATTAAAAATTTAATAAATCTAATTCCACCTTCAATATTTTGTTTGACATTAGTACGATCTTCTACACCAAATCGTTCTGCAGTCGCTGGCATTAACTGCATTAAACCAACTGCGCCTTTGCTACTAACAGCTTCAGTTCTATATGTGCTTTCAGCTTTAATTATCGCATGAACTAATTTTTCGTCAACGCTATATTTAACACAGGCATTATGCACCCATCGATTAATATCTTTTAATGTTGGTTCTTTTGGTGTATTATTAATCGCTATAGTAACAATCGGCTGATTATTAACCATTGTAACTTTTTTTTCTACTTGAACTTTGTGTCGAGTAAAATGTGTATGTCCTTGTGCATCTGTTGATATTTGTACAAACGCAGGTGTAATAAACAACGATGATACTATTAACGTTTTAATCATAATAAATTATCCAAAAATATTTTTAACAATAGTCCAATCAAATACTGGTTGGTTAACTGCATCTAATTGATTTGCAGAAATAAATTGCGCACTTAAAATAATTTCCATAATAAAATCCTCAAAGTTTTAAAGTATAAGTTATTATAATATATTCCAATAGATAAAGCAAGCACTTTTTAATAAATATTTCTAAACAGGGAGAAATAATGGAAACGCCAAAAAACGCATTAATTGAAAAAATAACATTTGCCATATTGCCATTTTTATTCAGCGGTTTAGTTTATTTAATGAGCGCATTAAACGATGTTAGGGAAAGTATCAACACGCTAGAAAATAAAGTATCAGTTGTTGTTACTCCAGAAAATGCCCCTAGACCAAATTCAGTATCAGAATTAGCAAGAGAAAAATTGCGACAAGATTTTATGGTTGAACATAACGAAAGCGAAATTAAACACGCAGAATTAGTTGGTTCTATTGAATTACTTAAATAGAGAATAGCACAATTGGAGGAAAAAAATGGCAGCAGCAAGTAGCACTGGTTTAGATAACGGTTGGAGAACATGGTTAGCATATTCATATGTTATAATATGTATGTTTGATTTTTGCGTTGGACCAATTATATTTAATTTTTTACAATATTATAATCCAGGGCAAGATGTTACTGCCTGGACAGCAGTAACTCTGCAGGGTGGCGGTTTGTATCACCTCAGTATGGGCGCAATTTTAGGTATTTCTGCTCATGGTAAAACTCAAGAGCGAATAGCATCAACAAAAGAAACTTAATTAAAAACATGATCAAATAAATTATTGAAAATAGTTTTATCTAGAGGTCCACCGTTACCATGAATAATACATGGGCAGCAGTTTGTGTTTACATTTACTATCTGCCCATTATCCATAATATCAATATCATAAATTGCTCCAGATAAACATTGAAAAATATAATTTTCAACATCAATTTCAATTTTTAAAGTTGTATTTAATTTATTGTTAATATATTGATGATGAAAATATAATTGATCGTCATCAGAATCATTAATATTATTTTGCATTATTTTTTTTAAATCTTTTGTATATCCAATATAACATCCACTATTTAAATGTTTATATTTCGTGTTTGCAACAAAAGAAGGCGAAAGAGATTGATCTGGCCAACAAAAAATTTCTCCAGCAAAAAGTATATCGCAATTAAAACTTAAAAATCTATTAATAATTTCATCAAGATTATGTGCAAAAAATACATCATATCCATCAACAAATAGTATTATATCATAATCATCATATTTTTCTAATTGCGCTTTGACTAAATTTACTTTCTGTCCCCCGCCAGAAACATCGGCGTAAATACTCATTTCGCCTCCATTCCATTTAACGCCTTCCCCTAAATTAACATAATCAATTGCGAAAAATGAAGAAGATTTTTGTAAATATGTTAATTTTGTTATATCTGTTGCAACAGTTACTACGTGCACAATAATATTAGATTTTTTGGTAATAGCAATTCCATTTTCAATATCAGAACCAAGAACTTCGCGAGAAACTTGTGTAAAAACAGGATTTTTATATGCAATAGTTTTTATTCCAATTAAATCTTTATGAATTTCTTGTAATTCCAGATACTGTTTTCTGTGATTTATACACGTTTCGTTGTAATTAACTCCATTAATTAATGGCAAAAATTCGTCTACCGGAATAATATAATCGCAATATTTAGAATTTATAATTCGTTTAGCTAATCTAGAAGATATAGCATATGAGTTAGTACAATATGGATAATATGGTATTTCAAATTTATCATCAATTACAATAATTTTATCTTTGAATTGTTCTCTATAATCTAAATATACCAAATCATATGTTTCTAAAAGATGATCAATTTCCTTAATATTTAACTGACCATTGTAAATATTATCGTCTTCCAGAATTAAAATATGTTCATCATTTGCTGCCGATTTCTCCCATAGTTGATAATGAGAGATAGCAGTTGCTATCTCTGTATCAGTTAAAACTCTATTATCCATTAATGGATCTTTCCATTTTAATAAAGGAGTATAACCTTTAAGCGCAAAATCTTCAATAGACGTGTTATATCCATTAAAAGCAGGAAACCGCTCCCAGGAAATATCTTTTAATTGTTCAGCTGTAAAATCTAAACGGTCTTTGCGGCTATCAAGGTTAATAACAAATGTTTGCATAATTAATCTAATTTCTCCAAATTTTTAATATAATTTCCAATTTCGTGATTAACAAAAAAATTAATTTTACCTTTTTTAATACCAGTCCAAAAACCTTTTACTCTATCTTTTGTAGTTTGCCACCAATTTAAAACCGATAAATTACCATTATGATCAAAATAATGTAATTCTCCATGATGTGTGTATCTACCTATTGGATTTCTTGTAACGATATCTTCGTTGTTTACCCAACGATAATGTTCGATATTTAATCCTTGCATAAATCCAACATATTCTCCATTACCAACTTTCGGGCTTCCGAATGTAAATAATACTGGATTTTTAATTCCCTCAGTTCTACAACAACGAGTAACAATTAATGTTGCCATTGCTGCACCAAGGCTATGACCAGTACACCAAACTCTACGGTTGGATCCATATTTTTTAATTAATTTAGACAGTTCGTCCCAAATAAGATCTACGCTGTCTTTAAATCCTCTATGAACCAATCCAACTTTACAACTAGAAGGTACTAAAGCAAATTTAACGTCAGCGGCTATATCAGAAAATTGCGTTGGTTGTGTTCCACGGCATACAATAATAATATCATCTTTATCATAAAGGAAATAAGCCTGTGTTCCTTCTTTATCTAAAAATTTACTATCGTATCCATCAAATGATACGTTATCTGTATATGCAAGGCTACTTAATTTCGCCATTAATAATGACTGTTTGTTGATAGTTAAATCTGAAATCATTGTATACTCCTATTTACAAGTTGGTTAAACCGTATTTAGGAGTAAACACTATTTTGTTAATCTACTACTTTTTGATATACATTTTCAATTGTTGCAGAAACAATATCTCTAATACAATGATCGCTATAATCGCACATTCCTTTTGGCCAATCGTCTATTTTAAAATCATAAGTAAATTTAATTTCTCTATCGTCAAACATTAATTTGAACGCATCAATAGGCAATACATTATTAATTAATGCTAATCTAAATTCTTGTAAAATTAATTCTTGACCGAAAATTAACTTAATATCTTTAGTTTTATTTAAACGAATAAATTCTGTTACAAATGGCTTTACCATTCCTTCAGGTAAAGCCATACCATTTAACGCATCATATTCAAGAGTAATCATTCTGCATCTTCTGCGTCAATAAGTTCTTCCATTACATCTTCAATACGCCTAACCATAGCCTGCGCAAAAATAGTTGTAGTGCCAACAGCAACACTTATTCCGCCATGAATAACCCAACCTTGTTCAACCCAATTATTTACTCGTTCAATAATTTCAGTTTCATAACGCCCTGTTACAACTTTATATGTTTCTGTCATTTTAATTCCTAGTGGTGGCGATGATGTGGATATGGTTGTTTTGGATATGGTTGTAAATACCAAGAGTCATAATTATATCTAGTATCATGCCGTTGATGATAATGCTGTGTGCATCCAGATAATAATAATAAGCAAATAAAAATTAATCTAGTCATACTTTGTATATTTCCTAAGCAGCTTTTAATTTATGTTCTTGATATTTTTGTTGATTTTCTTTTACAGTAACCCATTCTAAATTAGATGGATGAAAATTGTTATGATCATGATCGATATGATTTACTTGATAACGATCAGCATGCGTAACAAATTCTTGTAGAATTTTTCGTTCTTTATCTGGAATATTGTTCCAATTTAAACCTCGTAATTCTTCTGGCATTGGTTTTTCGTGGAATGTTTCACAAACTAATCTATGAACCATAAGCGTTTTTGATTTTCCTTCTATAGATAAACCAACTTTAGGATAAGGATTATGTTTACAACCTTTGGCTATTTTTAGTTTTTTTAAACCAACTTGTTTATGAGAATAAATTTCCCCATATTTGTTTACATAATAACCGGAAATGCGATTTCCTTGATACATAACAAATCTAAAATTGAACCCTGGATTAATTCTGTTCATAGTATCTAATGTCTGTTGAGCATAATCAATAAACATTATACCAACTCCCAATGGTCGCGATGTGCTTTAAGGTAATCTGGAATCAACGGTGTATCTTTAAAATCCCACCATTCGCTACCATCATATTCTGATCGTTCTAACCAACAATTATCTTGTAACCAAACATATCCAAATACTTGTTGACGACCATAACCATTATTATAATCAAAATCTAATTTATCTAAAAATTCAGCTAACTGTTCTCCGGTATAACCAATCGGCAATCTAAAATGAACTTCTGATACATAATCGGGTTCATATGTAATATCAGCACATAGGATAATAGAATTAAAATTATCTTTTAAATCTTTAATTAATTCTTTTTTTGCATTTTTCATAATATAACCCCTAAACAACAATCAAGTAAAGTAGCACAGATTGAGATAAAAATCCAATGCTATTTGAAATAATATACAACATATCTTTTTGAATAATCGCGCGAATTAAAAACAAAAATAATCCGCTCCAAATTAACAATACCATACTTAATGGAGGCATCGCTACGGTTGGATCAAAAATTTTATTAATGATTGTAGGTAAAGTAGCTGATTGAATCAACGCCATACCAATCCAACCAGAAATATCTCCTAACCGTTTAATCGGTTTTTTAGTCATAGTTTTCCTTATTAGTTAGTATATAACCATTATACCGGATTCTGATAAGGAAAGCAAGCACTTTTAAATTTATTTTACCAACTAGATTGATAAGTGAAACGCCAGCGTTTCCATAAAGATTCATCAGATTCGTTAATTAATGGTTCTAATTTTTCTATAGTTTGCTCAAGAATCTCAAAATACCAATCATCGTATTCAGTTGTTCCAAAAAAGAATCCACCCGCTGTAGGAAGTAAATCCTCTGCAGAGGATCGATCCGC